CTCGTAATACTTAAAAAGTTCAACACAGAACGGACACTTAAACACCTGAAGAAAGGAATAAGGAAATGGCACGGAAAGCAACCGCAAATAAGGAAGAAACCAAGGCGCCGGCAAAGGACGAACCGAAGTTCGGCGTGAATGAGCTGGTCGAAGCGACCGGACTTCAGCCCGCCTCGGTACGTGTCGCCCTTCGTGAGCTGGGCGTCGAGAAAGAATTCGGCAACAAATACGGCTGGAACACCAAGAAGGACTTCGACGCCGTGGTCAAGGCGATGAAGGAACGCTCGGCCAAACGTGTTGCACAGAGCAAAGAGGCAGGCGATGAGAAACCCGCCGCCAAGAAGCCGGCTGCAAAGAAGCCCCGCGCTCGCAAGGCAAAGGCCGGCGCCGAGGAATGAGTCCAACCTGACGCGGGCGCTTCGGCTTCTGCTCAACTACTAAAGGGCCCCGGTCATCAATCAAGATGCCGGGGCTTTTTAGTGGGGTGTCGTCAGTCGCGTTGTGCCCACACCTCGTCACGTTCGGAAGCAGTGAAGGGCTCGACGCCTTCCTCTAGCTGCTCGTTCACTGCATCGACATGAGGGCGCCCATCGCTTGTGAAATCGTCATCGTTCAGTTTGCCCGCAGCAGCCTCGAGGATCACCAGACGATCTACCGGCGAGTCCTCCTGAGACGAGCCAGAGGCGCCGGTGTCGTCATTGCTTGCATCGTCCTCCTGCTTCAGCTCCTCGGGCTCCCCCTGGCTTGCGCTTGTCACCTCGAAGGGAACAAAGACCTCAACGCGCTGGCGAACCGCTGGGCGTTTGAAGCGGAACGAGATACCACCCGCATCATGGTTGAGTTTGCCGGTAACATAGACACCGGGGCCAAACTGCTTGGTGGCTTTCGAGAAAACGGCTTCACACGCCTGGGCGACCGTCTTCTCTGTTGCTTCTTGGGCTTCGCTGACGGCTTCGAAGAACGCTTTCTTGATTTGGTCATCGGTTTTCACTGACTTTCTCCTTTTCACTTAAAACGGCTTACGCCTATGACTCCAAATATGGAGACGATGATAGCCCCCGCCCACTCATCCAGGGGCGATGGCAACGCGGCGATAGACCAATCCTGTGGATAAGCGCAACCTTGACACCACAGAATTGAATAGATCACCACTGCTGAGAACCACACCGCCAGGGGTAGGGAGAACAGCAGCATCAGGGTGAAGCCGCCAGAACGCATGAAGTCCCCGCGGTTTCGATAGTACTCGCGGATGATATCCGCTTTAAGTTTTTCTTTGTCTCGGTCTGCCTCCACCTTCTTATCCACGGTGGTCAGGACTCGGTCCAGTAGCCCACCAGTAAGAAGGGAGCTGACCCATTTGACTATTCCAATCATTACCTGTCCCCCTGTGCCCACTTACGGAGCCGTTCTCGGTAGATCCAGGCCAGCGCTGCAGCGGCAATGAGAGCGAAAGCCACTTCCGGCGATACCCCCAGTTCCCTAGAGACGGAACCCACGAGGGACTTGGCATCATCCCACACCTGACCGACAGTGGCCAACGCCGCGGCCAATACAGCCCTGAGTGTCGTGGACTCAGTGAGACTTTCACGAGGCTCAGAGCCATCCCGGCGAGAGTTGACCACGGGTGTGGGAGCCTCTTCAACGCCATACCCGATAGCCAGTAGAGCGGCCTCATACTCCCGGGCCAGCTCAGCGATAGCGTGGGCCTTATCGGTACCGTTTACGCATCGGCGCGCACCCACATAGTCGGACCTCTGAAGGGTCACATAGTCAGTGAGCTTTTTGCCGGTCCACCAGCCTTCCATGATCCCGTCAACAAGAGCCACGACAGCGACTTCGGGCTCCATAGCTTTCTCAGGCTTAGAGATCACATCGACACCGGTGGCAAGCTTAAGCTTTTGGTAGTTACGCTCCCAGGTAGTTTGGGTATAGCCGCGGCCATGCCATGGGTAGTACCGAAGGTTATCCCGGCGCCACCGGTCCATCCGTTCGGGAGTCCAGTTGTATTTCGCTTGGAGGTAGTAGGCCTCCTCCACAGGAAGCATCGTGTGCCCCGACTCCCAATAGCCGGTCGCCAAGACATAGGCAGTCTGGTTTCTCAGCAACCCCTTGGTTTGGCAATAGCTCAGTATCAGCTGAGTATCCCCTAGGTTCAAGTCCACGTTGGTCATAACAGGATCTCCTTATCTCACGTGGGTTTCTACGACCCAGTAGCTGACTGCCACTGTGGTTCCAGTAGTACTGCTCTTCATGCGGATGGCTACGGGGTTATCCCGGATAGCCGAATTGAACACCGTCCCCGACACTTGAGCCGTATATTGATAGGCCCCAGTGTCTTTATAGTGCTGGCTGGGGAAGGCAAGGGCCATGTCGGTAACGCCTTCACCCATCAGAATGCCGGCCTCGATCAGGGTGTCGGCTGTGGTGGTAGTTACCGTTACGTTGATCTGGACATCGAACCGATCCCCGATAGAGAGGTCGGTAAGATCAAGTCGATCCGTGGAAGTGTCCCAGATGTCACCATGGCCAGAGACAGCGTAGCTTGTAGTACTGCCTGAGCCGGCTCCGTCGTTTGACAAGTCGTACCAGGTGTCCGATAGGGACAGGGCCTGGGACCCCGAAGCATCATCACGGAAATACTGCCAGCCCCAGGTGTCCGTCGATGAGGCAGACAGAGCCACCCAACTCACCCCGGTGTACTTGTAGTGGTCCCCGACATCCTGGTCATACAGGATCCAACCTTCCACAGGGGTGACGAAGTACCAGGCACCATCGTAGCTCATAGCTACCTTGCCGTCCTGTGAGCTCCAGGCCCCCGTTGCTCCCGTCGCCACCAGATAGGAGTCCCCATCGGATGGGGATGCCGGGGGTGTTGTAGTTGTTTGGTCTATGACCGACACCTGAATCGAAGCGTCAAGAAGCATCAGGGCCTCATTGTGAGTCACATGCTTCTGAGCTTGGTCCCCCTCGATCAGGGGCAAGTTTAGTTTAGGGGTGTTAACCATTGACCGTAATCCTTCTTCCTATTCCGCGACCAACAAGGTCACTCAGTTGGTAGACTTCCATATCAAAGGAGCCTGACACGCCATCGGCCACTTTGTTGGCCCCAGTATACACCACACTGGTGGCATCTGTCACGGCCAGAGTTCTTACGACAGAACCTCCTGAGATTACATCGACTTCATACTTCTCGAAAGCCTCTCCCAGTGATACATCACCAAGATACTCCCAGTTATCCCCGTTGATCCGGGTCCTCCTGATCCATTCAAGTGTGGTATTGTCAGCACCGTCAGTCGTGGCCCTCAGGTGGCAGGGCGATAGCGGCCTCAGGCCTCGTCCCGTAAATGCCTTGGACTCAGTGCTATACAAGGGGTCACCGATGTCTATTGAAGACGGACCGTAACGTAGGTAGTAGGATCGGTTAATACCGTCAAGGGGTAGCGGCAGCTGGGCTAGGGTGGAGGCCTGAAGTAGTACCACACGAGCACCCGCTGCCAGAGTGTCCTCAATCCCGTCCTCGGTTCCCAGTTGGCCCCTTAGGAGGTCAGTCAATTTATATGTGCCTACTCCGACCAGTTCAGCTGTGGCAAACTGTACCACCTCCCATCCGCCAGTTGAATTCTCGATAGCCAGGGTATTAGAGCCCTCAAGAACATCGACCTCGGGCAGGGAGGTAAGGTGGCCGGACAGTAGCTCCACATAGAGTTCAGTAGTTCGATCCCACAGGCCCAGAGGACCACGGCTGAAGGGTTGAGTAGTCTCACCGATAACAGCAGGGACAGCTACTTGAGCATCCAGACTAAAGTTACTGTCAGTCACAGACCGATAGATGTTGACCCCGGACCAGGGGTTACTATAGCTGGCGATATAAGGCCGACCCGGATCAGCACTGTCTCCGAGTATCGGGAGGTCCATGAATAGTACAGTCGGTTCCACAGGAGTGACCACCTCGTCGGGGTTATACACCCGGTCTATGTCATCTACGCCCTGTCTGATTGAGCCTGTGAATGACCGAGCTTCTATCATCCTATAGTCACCGTCAGCGATACTTTCGATCCTTAGGGTTACATCAAAACCCCCCTCGACCACCCGAACGGCGTCCCCAGGCTCGAGAGCCATGTAGGAAGGCATCAGGCCGAAACTCCCAGTCGTCCTCTGAGACCAAGCATCGTAGAGCATATGATCCACTATTCTTTGGGCGTTGGCGAGATCCGTAACGATGGGGACATCAGTGGCGGGTAGAGAGCCATAGTCCACCACACCTCTGAACTTGGAGACAGCCGCTGCCTCGTAGTCCTTACCTGAGTCTATATATCGTAGAGTTAGGCCTTGAGGTGTCTCGGCCATTGCTGATCGAGTAAGAACAAGAGGGTCCTGCTCTGACTCCGCTAAGTCATCACCAGTGAGGTAAGCTAGAGCGGGTAGCCCGTAGCGGTTGACTGCCTTGAACGACTCACCGGACTCGATGATGTTGAACCTGAACAAAGAAGAGAGTGGCTCCACAGATGACCGGAAGGATAGGCGGCCTTCCAACAGGTAGCCGTCGAAGCTTTCCTCTGACAGAGCGCTGAAGTCACAGGCCGTAGTTATCCCGTGATAGTCTGCAAGCTCCTCTAGGAGAGAGTCAAGGGGGGCGTAAGCTCTACCATCGACTCGCTTAGTAATCCGGAAAGCCAGCTGTGGTATCCGGTTGCCATATTCGTTAATGGGCAAGTTTTGGAAAACGATGTAGGCTACGCCGCGGTACCCCGGGATGTTCCCCTCACCGTCTTTCTGTTCCATAAGGCCATCAGGGAGTTGGCCTTCATTCCCGACGTGGACTCGATAGTTCACATTATTCATATTGAGCAGATTACCATCTGCCCATACCCGATCCACTGAGTCTATAACCCCTTCGCACAAGGCCACTGCAAAGTTCGCATAGTAGTTGTATGTGGTAGTGGTAACTGACTGGCCGCCCCCTCCAGCGCCTTTACCCCCGCTTGTGGTAGTCTCTTGGGTCACAACCTCCAGAAATCGAGTGGCCCAGATCAGGTTACCCGAGACCTTGACTTGACCATAGGCTCGGGGGATGGGTATACCTTCCGAGGAAGTCATAATCTGGTTTTCTTTGAGCCGGGGGCCCTCCTGGTTGGACCGTATGGTGGGGGCAAACAGATAGCTGTCGATAGCGGACCCAACAACAGCCCCGACTGCTTGACCGATCACTGCGCTGCTGATACCGAGCACCGTCCCCCCGATTGCACCACCCACGGCAGCCCCCGCTGCTGATAATAGAAGCCCCGCCATTTAGATGTCCTCCTCTGGGAACTTGAAAGCATAGATGGTATGGTCTTCCCACCACCGACTAAGATATATCTCAGTCACGGGGGCCCGGGTATAGGAATGGATAGCCCGGCCCTCATCAGTAAGGATCATCACATGCTTAGCCACCCGATCCTCCTTCCATCTGATAGCTACCACGTCACCCGGGCCCTTATCAGCTAGGGGTATGGGCTTGAGATACTTATTGGCCACCCGAACAAGGGACTCGTCCCCGTTGCTGTCGCCCCAGTCCTGGCTATAGTCGAGACGTTCTTCGGGCTCATAGCCGTAAAGCTCTCTGAACACTCCCCTGACTAGGCCGATGCAGTCACATCCGACACCCTTTAACGAGGCCTGAGCCAAGTAAGGTGTCCCTTTCCAGGAGCGAGCAATCTCTATGATCTTATCAGTCCTCTTCAAGGAAGTACCCTCCACCATCAAATACACCACCCCCCACAGTAGCATACTTGATGATCGTGTTTGAGCCCGGGATGTGGGGGAAGCCGCGGTGGTTTACCACGTTGTCGAATTTATTCTTGCAGTCGGATAATAGCTGGTTGCAACCGGCCACGACTGTGAAGGTATCGCCTGGGTCTATGGTGAAAGGAAAGGGCTCCCAGAACTGTAGTGTGGATGTAGCCCCGTCTTTGGCATGCCTCTTGACCTCTCGGGAGATCCCGTTGTTGCCGCCTGAGGTGAAGGTGAGCTTCCCATTTGTAAACCATTTGTCTTCGTAGGCGGATAGGCTACCAGAAACGATGGAGCTCGGAGAGTTGACCAGGGATACCGTCGCGCCGGTTTTAGTGAATGAGGGACCGCTCAGATCTTTGCCACAACGAGAGTCACCCAATCTGGCGTCACAGGGGTATTGGTAGGACCTACCCTTAGTCTGTTGTAGCTGGGTTCCCAGGCCTCTTACCTCAGCCTGAAACATAAGCTTCCCCCTCTTCACATTCCCTACGCTGCCCTTCTTGACCAGTATGCGCTGGCTCACATCTTCCCAGTTGACCAGATACACAGATATGGAAGCGTCATCATATAAGCCCGCCTCAATGTCGGACTCCCTTATCCTCTCAGAGTCCACAGCCCCGTATACTTCCATGTTATCGACACTCATAAGCACCCGCGAGTCCAGCTCTGACCCGAGAAAACCCGTGGAAGCTTCGAAGTCGACACCATCAAACTGCAAGGGCCGGTCGTGGTTGGTGAACCCCAGGACTACACCATCAGTTCTCTCGATCTTCCAGCACCAGGACAAAGTGGTAGACCCAGAGTCAAGGTGGTCCTGGAAGCCGGCGGGAAAGTCCGTTCTCATATCCTTACCTCCACAATCGGTATACTGGGGATATTACCGGCCTGGAAGGCTGACAAGTCAATCTCCATGTAGTCGGTATTAAAGCGGACTGGCACATCGAACTCATAGCCGGCGGTAACAGGTTGGCCCGAGGCCGGAGCACTGTCGAAAGTGATAACGCCAGTGGTAGTGTCCACAGACCACCCGCTGGCCAGTTCTTGACCGCCAACCCCGATAGTCACAGTCCCTTCTACTGGCTTCTTAATGTCCCGTGTATAGGGGTTAAAGTCCGAGCCATAGGATCGGGTCAACTGGTATTCAAGGGTCACTCCATCCCCGGTCCCGATTTGCTGGTCCAGGTAGTGAGGCTTTGTCCGAGGCTCGCAGGACTTAAAGTCGGCTTTATCCTTCCACCGAAAACCATGGAACTGGCCCCTCCGCTCTTCGAAGAAAGCCAGCACCCTGTGGATATCATTGATGTCCTTTACACCATAGCCTGCGTTATACTCCCTTTTGGAGTCAGCCCATTGAGAGTTTCTCTCTTCGTAGCCTGAGGCCGATGTAGCAATAAGTGTCTTCCGACGGGGGCCACCTCGGGAACCAAAAGAGATGTCGGTCGGAAATCTTACCTCATGGAAAGCCATTATTGGTTTCTCCCTCCTTTAGCGATAAACCCACTTAGCTGAGAAGCAATCTGGGGTTGTGACTTTCTGAACCCTTCAACGTCTGGGGTCTGGACATAGATGTTGATAGGCGGGCCCGAGTAGGAGCCGGCCCCCACCATTGCTGCTCGAGTTTGGCCAGCAGTTGTTACGCGCCGAGCGCCCGCCGGACCGTCCTGAGTGATAAGCTCGGCCCCCTCCTCACCGGCAATAAAACTCCGCCAAGGCATCTCCACACCGCCTCTAGCCCTACCAGGTAGCCCACCGCCAAAGAGGCCAGTGAATAGGTTGGAGAACATAGATCCCAGGCCCCCCTTGGAGGTGGCCAATGCTTTGAACATATTGGACAGCTCCTCTTGAAGTAACTCAGAGGTGGACTTGATTATGAGCTGGTTAAGGTCCTGGATAAAGTCGCTAAAGGTAAACCGACCTGTCTCGGCCAACCGTTCAAAGGCATTGCCAAAGACTTGGGCCAGGTTATCGGCAGCAGTCTGGAGGCCATCCTCCAGTTCCTTCATCATGTCCTTGACTTCTTGAGCAGCCTTTCTCGCCGCGCCGCCTACGTCCTCAACGCCATCAGCTATACGATCCAAGGCGTTCTGGACAGCCTGGTCTTTGACGTCCTCGAAGAACTTACCCATGTAGTCTGTGTTGCTGATGCGGGATGCCTCAGCCTCGAACTCCTGCCAGGCTGCTGAGTTCTCTTTAGCTGCGGAAGCCAGCCCCTCGAGTTGGTATCGAGCAGCATCCAACCCCGATACCCAGTCATAGACCGGGTTTGTATCAAGGCTGGTACCAAAAGTCTCATTCATAACGGTAGCTACACCGCCCATGAATTCTTCAATCTTGGCTCCCAGCTTATATAGTCCCTCCATCGCTGCCGCAGCTGCACTTAGAAAGGCGGCCCTAAAGAAGCCGGGGATGTCTTGGACTGCCGCGGATATACCTGCCTTCATTATCAATACGGCTCGGATGATCCGGTTGCCCTCTTTCTTGACCTGCTCAACAATGGTACCCCAGACCTCCTCCCACAGGTCAGCTAAGAACTTGAAAGCTTTAGTCATCGGGCCCTGGATATAACCATAGAGGACCTGGAATACTGCCTTGACCGTATCACCGTAGGACACGGTCACTTCAGCGGTCTTATTTATTTCATACCGAAGCCCCTCGAAAGCAGCGGCCAGGATCAACAGCGGTCTCGCCTTCTTGACAAGACCAGTGAGCATGGTACCAAGGTCTCCAAGGGCTGCCTTCACACCCCCTTGACCGGCGTAGATCTGAACAATCTGTGAACCTTGTTGGATCAAGACAGTCATCGGGTTCATCCCGGTGGCCAGTGTCATGCCGATGTCATTGATCTGGTACCCGAGGTTCATCATCTGCATCCTAGCCTGACCAGTCGATCGACTGAAGGCTACGATGGGGGCAGTGTCCATGGCAATGGCTGTGGTTGTCTTGGCAGCGTTTGCTGCTTTGGCATAACCCCACACCTCCCTTTGAGCCGCGGCATAGGAGCCCGCTACAGCTTTCATACTGGAAGAGAGCTGGTTCATGCCTGAGACATACTGGGCTTGTGCTATCTTACCAGCTTTGAAGTCCCGGGTAAGGGACTCTACCCGACTCTGGACCTGGGACCAGGATGTAGCCATCTTTCTGGTGGCATTGGTAGTCTGAGCTACGCCCTGCTGGAGGTCCCGAGACAGGTCACTCATGTCGGCTCTTACTTGGACAAAGAGTCTTTCAATTAGTCGACCGATCATCGGGGTACTCCTTCATAAGCATCTCAAGGGTTTTAGAGGTCATCGGGGCCTGTTGCTCACCACCGAACTCCTTCTCCACATAGCCCTTCACTGTAGCCTGCCACTCTCTCAAGCTCATAGACCAGAACACTTCCGGGGTGTAGTGGATGTGACCAAAGGCGACCTTCATCCAATACTCCCACGGAGTAGGACGGTCCTCTAGGACTTTGGGTCCTCGTCACCACTGCCCCCCTCTTCAAGGCCAAACCCGGCAGCACGGAAACATTCCCCGATCTTCTGAGTAAGTTCCACCAGCGGGACATCCCAGTGGATCATGTCCGATCTTTCGATCTCGGTGTGACCCCCGCCATTCAACAGAGCAATAAAGATGCTGAGGACCTCCCTCATACCCCCTTTTCCCATAACCGTGTCGATCTGGGTGAGACTTTCCACACCAAGCTCTTCTTCGATCTGAGCGATGGCACCCAGCGTGAGGCACAGCCTGTATTTCTTGCCATCGGGCCCTTCGATACTTACCTCGCCCCGTTGACGATTTGCAATAGACATCGGTTCTCTCCTTTCGTTTTGGTTAGGCGGCAGTCCAGGTGAGTTCACCTGCGGACTCAAATGTCATCGAGAAGGTGGCCTCTCCGTTATACTCGCCGGCGTAGTCGATGGCAGTCACCTGGAATGCCCCCTCGATGGTACCGAAGTCGGGGATAACGAACTGGAAATCTTCGATGGATTGGGAGAAGAAATAGCCGCGGACGTCTTCCTCCCCTGCGCTGTCCTTGAAGATACCCGAGCCGGTAATCGTGGCTGACTTCATACCAGCCCCTTCAAGCAGCTCACGCCACTTGTTGATGGAGTCACTGTCGGAGCTGTCCACAGTTGCCGCATTGAGCGACAGAGCCTTGGACCGCATGCCACCGATGGTGACAAAGGTGCCCGAACCATCTGAGTCCACCTTGATGAGAATATCACTTCCTTTTTGACCAGCCATAGCTAGGCCTCCTCTGTTACGGCACGGAACAGCCCGATGCCATGGTAATGTTGACCCTCTCGCTCCATTGCACGGGATACACGTCGGCAGTTTACCAAGACATGATCCGTAAGCGAATAGGACGTGACATCATGTAGTAGGTCATAGACCCTCTGCATGATCTGGCGAGCCCTCTTTGATCCTTCTTTGTCATCCCAGACATGGATATAGACGGCATGTTCTTCCCCGTTCTCGGTAGTGGTATCCCACTCGTTTGAGTCCGTAATGTGGTAGACAATGTAGGGCTCAACCGTATTCCGGGGTAGGTAGTCATAGACCCGTTGCCCACAGAAAGTTTGTATCTGTGGGTCTCCGCGCAATGCTGCGATGTGGGCCTTCATCAGTTGCTCACTGGCATCTTCAGACATCCAATCCTCCTTTGATTGATCGGTGGATAGCGTCGATGATACGCCCCCTCCAGCGAGTTAGAGCCGGACGAAGAAAGGGTCGGGGTAGCATGTTCTTTGTCCCATACTCAAGTTCTCGGGCATAGGGGGCTGCCGCGCTAATCACTAGGTTGAACTGAGTTGGATCCACCTCAACCTCGACTGAATTGACCAACAGACCTAGGTCCTTTGCGGGGGGCTCATAGGGGCGGGACACTTTGACTTGGCGCAATGGGCGGTATCGAGTTACTACTCTACCCGACTTAGGTTTACGCAGCTCCGACTTGATGTCGTTCTCGATGGGGCCCGACAAGCCTCTGAGTGCAGTAACAACCGAAGCCTGTATGCCCCAGTCCAGTCGCTTGACCTTGGCTTGAA